GGGGCTTAGAGTTGACCTCGGCACTATAACAAACGACGCAAATAAGCTTTGTGAGGGGTTATGATATGAGTGAAAATATTATAAAACTTACATGTAAAGAGCTGGGGATGACCTATCGTCAGCTTGGCGATGCGGTAGGGTATGGTGAAGAAGCTATCTCGAAAGCCGCACGAACCGACAATGTCAGCAACGCAATGCAAAAAGCCATAGAGCTTTATAACGAAAACATAGAGCTTAGAAGTAAGCTCTCACTGCTTGACGACCTCTCAACAATCCTTCAAAAAATACTCCCAAAGCCGTAATTTTTACGGCTTTATACTTCTTATAACAAATAAAATACCCCTTTACTATTGACAAAAACAAATTAAATTTGTAATATACGCTCCTGAAACGGAAATAATCCGTTATCTTAATCAAGGAGCGTTAATGCAAACAGGCATTATCAAATTTCATCACACAGAGTTGCTTACATTGAAACGAGGCAACAAGATTTATGTAGCACTCAAACCTATCGTTGAGGGAATGGGTCTTAGCTTTGCAAGTCAAACAGAGAGATTAAAAGCAGATAACCGTTTCGATATCGAAACGCTTGAATATATTGCAAAAGATGGAAAAAGCAGAGAGATGTTAAGTTTGGCGACCGACCAACTCGCTGCTTTTTTATATTCGATTAACCCAAACAAAGTAGCACTTCATTTGAGAGATAAGATTATAGCATTTCAAAAAGAAACTTTCAATGTTATCAATGACTATTGGAACAAAGGTTATGCCGTTAAAGAAGACGGCAGTTCTCCCCTTTGGCTCATCTCTAAAGCGTTAGAGACGATGATGTCTCAGCAGACAACTATTTTGGCACTTCTTGAGCAAAAGCTCCGTGATGAGCCTGTAGTGAACCGTGAGTTTATCTACATCGACAAGCCCACTTCTCGTATGCAACACCATAGGCTTAGCAATGAAGAGAAGTTTATCGCTAAAGTGGTCAAAGCGCTTGAAAATGAAGAGGGCATCACACAAGGCGAACTGCTCCGCCGTGTAGGCAAGATAAAAGCCGACAAAACGGCGATAAACTGGTTAAGAGGGTATGATGGCATCTACTGGAGAGCCAATGTGCTAAGCGGCACGACATTTAGCTACTCTCTTATCAAGGAGGTGTGAGATGGGCGTTATACTTCAAACAAGCGAGAGCTTAAAAAAAATCAACCTAAAGATGGATGTACTGGCTGAAGCGGCACTGCGTATCAAAGAGAACGACTTGGCGATAGACTATTGCGACTTTTCCAAAGGCATAGGTCTTATTCTCGAAGACATCTGCGTAGAACTAGCCCAGGTGCAAAAAGTGCTAGATGAGACAAGTGTGCGGATGGCTTAACTACTGGCTTGGAGCCTTCATTTTTTTAATAGGCTCCAAGCGTCCGCTTTTGCTTTTTCAGTCTTACGCAATGCTTGAGCTGATAACTCACTTAACTTCTTATCATACGATTTTCCTGCGTTGTAATTCCAACCATCATCCGCAAATCCTACTTTCGCCACATCCGGCGTGACTCCAAACTTTTTGGCTTTGCTCTCTGTTATGGCATACGCCTGACAGCGACAGTTGAACCCGTTTGGAGGATAAAAACTATCCCAAAACTTATCATCTATCGGCAAAACCTTACCGTGCATCATTGCGTGTGATGGACGAGTGTGATTGTCTAAAATTGCAGAGTACTTCAAATAAGGAAAGTCCTCTTTTGTCTCTTGCATTTGCTTCCATGTGCCGATTGACTTTGCTTGGTGCATATTGGTCTGATAAACTGTCTTGACCCTAAAATCACTCCAGCCCTTTTGCTTCCAAATCTCCTTTGTCTGCTTTTTCCATTCCGCAAACCCCTGACCCTCTTCCAATGCCTTTTTGATAGAACCAAACACAAACTCAAGCTCTGAGCTCTTGGTGAGTTCGCTGACTGTAAAAGCGAAGACCTTTGCGTCTTGCTCAAGAGCTGCAAACTCTTCGGGTGACAAGAGCAGCTTTTTTACAAAGTATTCAATCGCCTCATCGGGAGTGACTTTGCCAAAGTTAATCATCTTTGCTCATCCCATAAAGCTCAGAGATAAGGATTGCTTGCTCTATGGTCTTTTGATCCACATTTTCAAGTGAGTCCAGCGCATCAAGCAAATCCTCAAAGCTCTCCGACTTATCAAGCAACTCGATAAAGTTTGACTTGCTCAAGCTTGCATTCTCAAGAAACGATGAGACGAGCTCATCAAACAGTATGGCTCTTGCCGCTGCTTTCTGCTCGTCTGTATCTGTTTTATTTGCTATTAAATGGGCTTTAAACGGTGTTTTATTTGCCGTTACCGTTTCTTGTTGCTGCATCTCTTCGACCGTGATATTGTAGGTCGCTTCGATGTATTCTTTTGTTGGTCGGTATCCCATATCAAAGATAGTCTTGTCTCTCGTTGCAAGCTCAGTGTGTGGGTCATCCTCATCTTTGAGCATCACATACATTTCGTCAGTGATACCGTTGACCTCTTTGAAATAGGCTATTGCACGATTTAAGACATGCTCAAGTATTTTGCGGTCAGCGTTTGCCAAGTCCTCTCTGATTTCATTGTGAACCTGAGTAGCTGCCAAAGAGCCTGAGCTTACATTGCCGGTTAAGTTGCCTCCGAGTATGGCACGGTTGATTTGTGAGTCACAATAATCAATGAGCTTGTCAAAGTCGCCTTTGCCCCCGCTTGGATGTATGAGCTCTATCTTTTCATCAGGGTCGATGACTGCCGTGTCACCGCTGAGCATTGCGTTAATCTCGTTTGCGAGTTCGTCCGCATCAGAGTCGGTCTTGCCTATTGCCCACGGGCTACCAAACTTCTCAAGGAACCTAACCCAAAACTCCATCGAAGCGTTTTTGAGTTTAACCGGAAAATAAATCTTTGCAATCGTTCCATCGCCATAGGGCTTATTAAACCGTTTGCGGTATGTAGCGGTGATTATTTTATACTCAGGTATATCATAGAGCGTGCCTTGGTTTCTCCATTTCAAAACGCCCTCGCTGTCATATACAAAGGTGCGATAATCTCTTTGGATGAGTTCCGGCAAGTAAAGTCCGTCTTTGAGTTTCCAGTTGATTTCAAAAACATTGAAGCCGTACATGTAAGTGTCGAGAATTTGAGAGATGACATCCGGGGTGAATACCTCCTCAAGAGCCGCTATGTGTTTATCATTTTTGCTGACAATCTGAAGCTCTTTTTTTTCGGTAACGCTCTTTCGGCTTTCGTCTGCTTGAGATACACTCAAATCCCTGATAATTTTATCCATCTGCTCATCGCTCAGCCCTCCGATTATAGACGAAGTGTCAATCGAAAAAAGCTGCTCAACAAGACTATTATTTGAACTTACAAGTCTGCTTTTTTTGTTTGCATCGACTTTATTTGAGAAAAATCCCTTAAACATCTTAATCATCCATCACTCCTGGTCGTTTTCTAATTATGCGGTTTGTCCGTTTTTTCTTTTTATTCTTGCTCTTTTCAAGCTTGCTGAGCTTATAGGCTCCATGTAAACTATCGGGTGCGTCATCGTGCTCTCCTTCAGGAAACTCCTCAAGCTGCTCAATTAGAAGCGTGTGGCTCTTATGGAACATAATCTCTCCGTTTTCAATCGGAAGCTCAAGCTCCTCAATCCTCGCCTCTTTGTTTTGATAGTTATCCATCCCTCTGAGCGGTAAGTGTACTCCGGCATCAAATGCCGCCTCAAGCATCCAGCCCTTGAGGAAAAATTGACCGCCATTTGTCTCAACACCGATAATCTTGCAGCGGTAGAGCTGCTGAAGCTTGATGACGGTGTTGATGATTTCTCTTGCTGGCATGACTTTGACTTTACTCTCAAGAACATAGCCTTTGCGCTCACTTTCTTTGATTCCGAGAACCGTGATTGCGGTGTAGTCACTTTTCTTTTTCTCTCCAGCTGGGTCAACCCACATGATATGACGATCACATTTTGGAGGCGTGAGATAAAAGTGCATATTCTCTTTTTTGAACTTTTGAGCCTCACTAAGAGGGTTATTCATCTGCTCTTTGTTGAAAGCTTTCGAATTTTCTGCTCTGATTTGCATGAGCTTATTGACCGGGAGAGCTTCTTTCCAAAGAACCTCTGCACCCTCGTCCATTTCGGCTTTATGCTTGAGATAGAAAGCCTCTGCCTCATGCGTCCCCATGTTTTTGTAAAGAAAGCCGTATCTATCCCATAAGTCCATGCGCTTTGGAAAAGTGATAACGGACTGAAACTTTTTAGGGTTCCAAAACTGGAGCTTGAGTTTTCGTGCGAGTACGCTGTCTCGGTGTAGAATGGTTCCGATGTAAAGAATATCCATCGACCTATCGGCTGAGCCTAAGTTCAATACCGCTTCGTCCAGCCACTCTTCAAGCTTGTCTCTTTGAGGTTTGCTTCTTACATTTGTGTCGTTCTCAAGGTCGTCAAGGATTGTGAGGTCTGGTCGATAAACTCCGAACTTTACACCCCTGAGCCTTTTGCCACTACCAAACGCCTTGAACTTGACACCGTTACGAGTGACAAACTCTCCAACTTTCCAACTAGTACCTACGCTGCAGACATCAGGAAAGTCAGCTTTGAGGTTTTCGTTGTCCTCAAGCTCGACCTTGATTGCCTCAAGGTTTCCCTCGACCAGTTCGACTGCGTCTGATATTTCGACAATAAAGCGTTTCTTTTTGTAGGTCGCACACCATAGTGGGAAGAGCTGCGAAACATAAGTAGTCTTTGCATGTCCCCTTGGTGCAGCTATGGCGTTCTTGGTTCCCTCAAGCGTTGTTGTAATCTCGACAAACTTTTCCTCAAGGTATTTGTGAAGAGCATTTTTGCCAGGTATGCTGAAATAATGTGGGAAGTATGTTCTTGACCAAAACTCAAAGTCATGCTCACCTCTTGCAACACGCTCATCTCTTGTTTTTGGGTCAAGGGTGGCGTTGCATAGGATTTGAGCTCTCAGCTCCTCTTTTAGGTCATCTAACCAATCGACAAAATCTTTGCGTGTAAGCTTTCGGATAGTCTTCTCATCCTTACCATCAAGCTCATAGCTAAGTCGTGTCTCCTCTAAGAACGAGTCGAGCTCTTCTTTACTAAACAACATCAATCGTTCCTAAGCTGTCGGTAAATTCTTTGCTGCCAAGCATTTCGACCATTTTCTCAATGCACTTTTTATCACCGGTGTTTTTGAACTCTCCGACGATCAGCTGCACAACTCTTTTTGCGATTGCGAGTTTATAGCTCTCAGGGTCTTCAAAACTTGCCACTTTTTTCATTTTGGCAAATGAGTCTCCGAGCTGAGAGAGTGCTGATGCTTTCTCGTTTGCTTTTAGACTGGACTCATTTATCTCTTTGACTGCGAGATACATTTGCTCGATGAAGTTTTGATAAATCACGACTTTGTCATCGCCACGCTTATTCAGATAACCGGCAGCTCTGAGCTCATCCCAATCACCGTCTTGGCTTTTGTAGTTTTTGATAGTCTTTGCATTCTTTGACAATATCTGAGCGATTTTGTCGATGTCAAAGCCTTTTAAGTAAAGCTCTTTTGCGAGCTCTTTTGTGTTAGTTGTTGGTGCCAAAATGCTTCCTTAGTTGGTTTGTTAAGATTTCGGTTATCTCTTCGTAATCGTCTTTATTGATGCCTAAAAACGCTCTTGCTGCCATCTTCTTTGTGCCGAACTGATGAAATACTCCATAATCAACCGATGCGCCTATCTTGACAAATCCTTTGCCGTTGATGTATGTGACTCTTTTGAGCTGTCCGGTTTCGCCGTGCAGTATTTTTCTGCCTTGAGTCTTCTTTGTCTCTACCTTTCGACGCTTCCATTTGTTACCGTCAGGGTCAATCTCATTCTCAAACCGTTCTATCGTTTGACCGACAACTGCTTGACCTATGCTCTTGAGAGCTCTTGTGAGTGGAGCATCGCCAAAGCGTCCGAGCATTTCAAGACTGGCATTGAGTTCATCGAGTCCGCTTACTTTTACTTCGAGCGTCATTTAAACACCTCTTAAAGACCAGTTAAATCCAAACGCTGGCTATTGTGGACAAAGCTGCGTTTCTTTTGCACTGGACTCTTTGCACCGCTTGTTGTTACCTCTGTCGGTATTTTCTTTGCCGCCATTTTAAGAAGGAGCGACTCGCACTTCTCTTGAACCTCTTTGATTGACTCTTTCGGAAAGCCGTTGCGCTTTTTTAGCTCAATTACTGTCAGGTCAACGGCGATGTCTTTGAGTAGATGCGACGGGTTTGAAGGTATAGTGATAAAAGAGCTAATAAAAGAGATAGTGTCTTGCATACAGTCGTCAATGATGCTTTGGTCAATCTCGCCAGTCGCATTAACATCGCTAAGCTGTAAAAGCTCTTTTTGAGATACCTCTTTTAGTAGGTCTTCGTTAGTTATCATCTTAGTCCTTTGTGTAGTACCGTTTAAATGCCGTTTAAAATCGCCGTAAATCGTTTAAAATCTTTTTTTGGTATCTTTTACCGTCTTAGATAAGAAAAGGGCTTTTAAGCCCCTTTCTGTTCGTTTTATGCAGTTTGATACTTCAACTTGATTAAAGCACCCGGTCTGACACATGCCGGAATAGGTCTTGTTTCACTCACGACAGAGTATCCACGACCTTTTGGCAGCTCTTCAGGTGTAGCCGTAAAGAATAGCACCGGAGCTTTATTCAATGCTTGAGTGTGATTTGCTCGTCCGTAGAAGAGTTTGTAAACATCAGCACTGTCAGGCGTTACGATTGCTTCATTTTCGGCAATAAAGCTTTTTGTAGCACCGTTTGCGTTTTTGTACTTCGCAGTGTAAGGGATGAACTTTTTGCCATGCACCTCAAGGATGCGTTTTTCGCCCTCACTGATCCACTTAGCTTGACCTTGAGTAAATAGCTCTTCAGTTGTAGCTCTTGCAGCAACCCCGCTGATAAACGAACGACTTGCAAGGATTGTATAACCAACCTCGGTGCCAAGCTCTTCAACCAAAGCGTCATCGATTTCGTTTAGACTTTGGATAATCGGTTTTGTATTTGTGAATGTTTTTTGAGCAGCTCCGCTTGAGAACTCAAATAGCACATTGCCTTTTCCGTCCATTACTTTTCCAAAAAGCGCACCGACAGACATAAACTCGATAGTTGTCATAAAAGAGTCTTTATGCTCTTTGACGAGTTCGCCGATTTTTTGAGAGAGAGCTTGAGCTTGATCGTTCGCTCCTTCAAGTGCTTTGATTTCGTTCATATCACTTGCGCTGATAACAGACTCAAGCGGGAAACGAGGCAGCGTAACAGTCAGCATATAAGTATCGCCCTCATCGTGGATCAAGTGTTCCGCATTTGGTGATACGCTCTCAAGAACGATACCAGCACCCTTTTTGATTGGAATGTTTACGCTTGTCCCCATAACGCCTTTTTGAGATTTTGCAAAGTATGTGTCAAATGCAAAACTCGGTGCAACCTTAATTTGGTTGATGATTGCAATCATTGATTGCAGTGTGAAAAGTTTAAGAATATCTTTCATAGTGCCTTCCTTATTTCAAGATGATTTTGTTGTCGAAAAGAGTTGCTCTTAGAGCCTCTTCAAAGCCGCTTAGATTGTGCTCAACCACAACACCGCTTACCAGTACATTTGCAGTGCTTGTCGTTTCGATGTAATCGCAAAGCACCCCGTTTGCGTTCCATGCGCCTTTGTCTTCCCATTTTGCTGGGTCGCTTCCAGGTACTGCGGTGTTTGCGTCTGCAAGACTTTCCCAAATATGTCCGAGATGATAAACCTCGTCAGCCGTATCGTATGAACCAGCTGCATAAGCAGGTGTTGTTTGAGTAGTGAAAGTTACTCCTCCATCGTTGCTTGATAGAAGTGTTCCGATGTCAAGCGTTGCGTCTTCCGGTACTGTTACCGTTGCGTTTACACTTAAAGCCTTTGTGACAACCACATCGCTGTGTTTTAATCCCATTTTTTCCATGAGGTCTCCTTTTATTTAGTATTGCCGGTTGCAAGTGCTACGACATCAATGCCATCACCTTGACCGCTTTTGTTTGCAAACATATTGCTTCCCGGTAAATCTTTTTGCTCTTTTTGAAATGACAAAAATTGCGTAAAGCCTTCAGGGTCTTGCTTGCAGTATTTAACTGCCCATGCTTTTTGATCTGCCGTGATTTTGTTTGCGGCGATTGCTGCTTCAACTTTGGTCTCTGCTAACTGCTCTTTGAGCTTTTCGTTTTCAGTTGCAAGGTCTGCATCTGTTCCGGTTTGGTTCGCAGCGTCTCCATCTTTTCCATCAGGTTTTTTCTGATCTTCGGCGTTTGCTGGATTTTTATCTTTATCCATGTTTTTTTCCTTTTGGGTATTTTTGTTGGCGTGAACTTCTCCTAATTCATCGAGAAACGGCGTGTTTGTCAATGCTACGGAATGCAGTTTGATTCCAATATAGGCATTTGTTTTGTTGTCAAAACTATCAAAAACATAGACTGGCGAGACATACTTGTACTCTCCGTTTTTGATGTACTCGGCGGCTTTTTCCGTCCAGGTGATTTTTGCGAGCAGTTTGTCACCTTCAATCATCAGCTCGCTAATCCATCCCGCAGCGGGTGCCTCAGTTCCGTATAGTGTTTGGTGTTCGTAATCGATGACGATTTCTGTCTTTTGTTTGTCGAAGTTCTCCTTTATGGTTTTTAGGTCTTCAGCCGTGATTTTAAACGAACCCGACGGATGACCGTGCCACTCCCCTACAACTCCTACAACTATTACAACTTCACTCTCTGAACCCGTACTCTTTGGGCTTTCCTTGAGAGGGAAGATTGTATTTGAATACAAAGTATTTTTCATTCTCACTCCTCTTCTAAAATTTCAACTTCATCCTCAAATAACACGGCAGAGAAGTTTCTGACATAAACAGTCAAATAACCTTGATTGGTTACCCCGTCAAAAATCTTCTTTGCAGCAATGAGTTTGATGTTTCCGCTATTGCTAAAACTTCTATCAATAAGGCTTTTGTCAACCTTTTCCATAAAATCTATGAGCTCATGTCTGCTTGCCTCCCTGTATTTTTCTGCCTTGCTCGCCGTTGAACCGACAATATAAAGGTTCCA